GCAGTTCCTAAAAACCCGTGACGAGGAAATCTCCCGGTATTGGCTGAAACTAGTGAATGCGAGTGTCGGAGCGCCGGCATGGACACTTGTGGCTTATGCGGCATGGATGACCGCAGCTGAAATAGGGATACTAAGGTGGATGGACGCAATCGGGTGGTTCGACCACGATGTGCGCGATAGCATTAAAGCATGCGGTCCGAGGTTAGTGGCAGCAAGGAGGGCACTCAAACTGCAAGGGCAGCCTCAACTGTCAGTAGATGATGTTCTGGTCCTCAGGAAGATGGCAAACATCAGCGATCGTAACAAGGAAGAGGCAGACTGGGATGCGGAAAGACACCGGAGAACTGTCGACACGGCCATACATTGGTACCCCAACCCGGACGGTACCGTATCCAGGGATAAGTGGAACGCTGAAGCAGTGGCTTTCCTGAAGAGCTTTACTCTCCGTGTGGCAAGGAAGATGTCCTCGAACTTGCGATTAGTAGATATAGATGAGTGGTGGGCCTCAAGATACGGGTGGGCCTCCAGTGGGAGTTCATCACAGACGTCCGCGGCACGGAGTGTTCTGGAAGCAGGGGACATGGTGCCCGATAAGCAATCAAGACCAAACAAGAAGGCAGTGGCCGTGACCCTGCCAGAAGGATACATATGGCTTCAAATGATGCGCAAACCCATCAAGAAGCCGAGGAAGAGCACTAAGAATGAACCAGGGCGTAAGAATCGGGCGCTATACGCCCAGGACGATGACTCCTTCTTTGTAAGCGCATTTGCCAGTGTGGCAATGGAGAGGAGCATCAACGAGGATGGTATCTACGCAAGGCAGGCACCGCAGGACGTGAATTGGATGTACACACACAAGCAGCTATCTGCAAGGAAGATGTTTTTCCTTTCGCTAGACTACAGTGATTACAACACAGAGCATGAGCCGACCATGCTGGCCGCACTGGATGCAGCGTGGGCTGTGGCATGGAGTAGGGTGGCCCAGGGGCGGAAGCAGTATGTCCAAAAGGCCTGGGCAGCTCAGTGGTCAGCAGAAGCACATCTCAACTCCTGGGTAGATTTTGGCGATGGGCAGGAACGGGTGGTTAACGGGTTGTTCTCCGGTGACAGAAACACATCCCGAGACAACTGTATAAAACATGCGATGTACTCACACCTAATCCAAAAAGCTACAAGGGAGCATATCCCCTGGTTCTCCATTGCTGGCTTGTGCATGACCGGAGATGATGAGGATGCAG